CAATTCAGGCGGAATGTTGGCTGTTGCAAAACTATCTAGGCCCATCGAAAAGAATCCCGGGCGTGATTTGACACTTCGCTGCAGACTCGATTTTGCAAAGAAACACACCATCTCGTACACAAAGTAAATTATGTTGTATAGTTATGACGTATGGAACACGTCATAACATGCACACATTGCAGTAACCAATTCACTTCGCGTAAGAAAAAGAAGTTCTGTACACAAAAGTGTTACTTCGAATCCAAAGACAAAACTGTCACATTGACATGTGTTCACTGTTTGCAGACGTTCACAAAGCCATATCGATTTCGTGAATCAAAGACGTGTTCTCGTGAATGCTTCTCTGCACATATGTCAAAAATCGTCGATACAAGCACTAAGAAGAAGTGTCTTGCATGCGGAAATGATTTTGATGTTCCCAAAGGATCTGTTGACAAGACGAAGTTCTGTTCATATGACTGTTTCTTGTCAACACGTAAGACAAGACAACCACCTACAGTCATAATCTGTAAGAACTGCAAAAAAGAGTTCTCTGTTAATGCAGGCAGATCTAAAACAAGACAGTTCTGCGGAAAGTCATGTTCAAATTCAGGTGAATTCAATGCAGCCTATGGAAAACCAGGGTCAATGACAGGTAGATCACCGTGGTCAAAAGGTTTAACAAAAGAAACAGATGTTCGACTTGAACTATTGGGAAAAAAGATAAGCAAAGTGATACACGATCAGTTTTCATTAGGGTGCCGTACACATTCTGGCAAAAGTAATCCAAATTATGGACATACATCTGAAACACTGACATCAGAACAAAGACAAAGATATTCTGAAGCTGCTGTCAAAAGGATCCTAGCAGGAGTATCAGGATATAAAACGAAACACATAACGGGCATTTACGATGCCTTGAAGTCTGCACCAGTAAAATTCAAATCTTCTTGGGAGCTGGTAGCAATGATGTGGTGGGATCAGTGTGATGATGTTTTTTCGTACAAATATGAATCCAAAGTCTTTATTATCGAAGGTCAAAGAAGGGTTATTCCTGATTTTCTATTGTGTTATAATAACGGAATGCAAGTGATTATTGAAATTAAGCCAACAGCATTACAAAATACACATGTCATATCAGAAAAGCTTGAAATGACTCGAATTGCTGTCGAAAAAAGCGGTTTGAAGTATGAATTGATTGGAAATGAGACTATCGACAAAATGAAAAAAGAGTTAGGAGAAAAATTCATTTATGAAATCAAAAAATATCAAAGTAGGAAATAGAAAATACACAATTCTTTTGTTGACTGATGAAGATTTCGATCAGACATTGTCAAAAAAAGGAGTTGATGATGTAGACATAAAAAGCTTTATTGACTATGATGATCAAATAATCTGTGTGAGATCGAGACTTAAACAAGATCATCGTCAAGAATTGATTTTGCACGAACTCTTACATGCTTGTGCAGAGGATGCAGGCCTTAAGCAAGATGAAAAGTTTGAGGAATTTGTTCTATCTTTTTCACCAAGGCTAAGTGTACTTATTTCATCTGGCTTGCAGGATATTTTGATTGACTGAAATGTAAAATAGAACTTGGACGTTTCCTGACAGCGCCGTATATTTAGAGAGTTCTATGGCAATTATTCCTGTTACTGCTGACGATGTAGAACTGTTTACTATTGTCACAACACCAAATCGTTTTTATTCATCTTCGTCACTTGGAATAACTGGGTCTGTTAAAGTTTTTCCTAGACAGTCTCATCTTGAAAAAGACACAACAAAATCACTCATTTTCAATGATACAGCCGGCAATGTAATAGTCGATAGTAATTTTGATTCATTGTCAAAAAATATTAAAGATCATGCCCGAACGATCCGCGAGATAGGTCAGCCAATAACATCAGATTTAGGTCAATATTTTAATCTCGTATCAGGCAGCCTTACGAAAACAAGAGATGTACTTGATATTGAACGATTCACGCCCACAACAAGGATAACAAAGCGAACAATTAGCAAAAACAATGTCAAAGATATGTTAATGCCGTTTTATCGTGTAGATTATCCGCATGCACATTGGGCCTACACAAACTATAATTCTCTCAATTTTTTCACTGCAAATAGTGGATCAACACAACTAATTCCAACGAGTTCAGTGTTGCTGTATCCCAACGAACAAGATTCAGATCTACCAGGCCAAGAAGGCTATGTATCAGGATCTTATTGTCTCACAGGTGCATTTAGTTTTGACTTCTACATAAATCCAAGATACAAAGAAGATGGAATTACTAATGGTCACTTTAAGGCGGGAACAATATTCCATTTATCTTCATCATATGCTTTGTCTCTTGTGACAGGATCGCTTAAAGATGTGAATGGAAAACCAGAAGGATTTAGACTTCAACTACAACTAAGTCAATCAGCAAATATTGCACCGACATTTGCAAAACCAGACGTTTATCCAAATGATCTTGTTTTTCTTTCGTCTGATAATTCACTCAACTATAACAACTGGCATCATGTCGTTGTTAGATGGGGAACAAGCGCAATAAACCGCGGCACTGGGTCTTTCATGATAGATGGCATAAATCGTGGAAATTTCGTTGTGCCAAGTGGAACGATTATGCCTCGTCCGCCATCAGATTCATTAAATCCTGACGTGCTTTGTGTTGGAAACTTCTATGAAGGATCAAACTACGGCGTCGATGCAATGAGTATCTTTTTTAGTCCTAACAATGCACGAAGAGATGGAGTCGATCAGCTAACAACTGTAGAGGCAGACATTGGTTACTATGAACCTGTATCTTATAAATTTAAGCATCCTTTGAAAGCTGAAATTCACGATCTAACATTTCGTAGATATTTCATGTCAGATGCAGAATCATCTGCAACAGGGTCAAGAGGAATAGGCCTTGATGCAATCAATAAGAAAAACATTGCATTCTATTTGCCTCCTTTCTTTGTTCAAGATACGACAATCAAACGTTGGGTTGCAGACCATGGCGGAATACTTCAGACACCATTTTTTGAGATTGATGGTACAACAGACGATCCATTCAATGTAGCAATGGCATTTGGTGTTAATGGCCATTACATAAATCTTGACAATTTCGTTAAGGATTTTTCAACGGGAAGATTTCCAAGGCTGCTTAACCTTACAGCATCAGCAATTGATCACACAACTGCTGCTGAAGAAGCAAATAGCTTTTTGTATCTTGACGGCGGCGTCGCAAAGAGAAATCTTACAATTCTGCCGTGCGACGACGGAATGTTCGATCCGAATTATGAGATTCTTACAACAGAACGACTGACAAATAAATACACAGATTCGCAAGGTAACATAGATCTTAGCTATATCAATCTTGATAACCTTGTTACTACTGCATCGCTAATGTCAGTAGGTGTGCCTGTTACAGATCCACAAACATCTGCTACGAGGATGTTATACGGACTAGACCCGGATAATCCCACGACAGAGGCGTTTACTGCAGCACTTGTAGGATTCTCACCAGAAAATCCAGGCATGGAACCAGGCGATATTTACAAGACATATATTGCTGCAGTGACAGAATCACTTGGATCAGTCACTGATGACTTTTTCTTTGACCGCGGCGTGCAAAGAGGCGTACCACTTACGATATATCAACGCACGCTTGATCCTTCTTCAAATCAGGTTACATTTTTTAATATTAGCAATCTCTATTATGGACGAAGAATACAGCCTGGTACTTTTGAACTGAAAGATGTAGGAATATCTGGTTCGCGTGGTTCTGTAAAAATAACATTGCGTGATGATAAGCTTGGTAATCTTTATAGGGCTGATTCATTAACGCCGCATGCTACACAAAACTCAGTTGGAAATATTTTCTATGATGAAGGTATCATCGTTGTAAAGAGTCCTCATCTTTACTTCATAGGAAAATCACAATATGAAATTTCTTTCAAAGGTGTTCACAACATTTATTCTACGAAATATGAAATTCTTGCAAATGCAGGATCTCATAACTCTTCTTCAAATTCATCATTTGCCACAGCAGAGAAATCAATAAAACCGTCTGGCGAAGCAATTGACAATGAACCATTTGTCTACATAAGCGGAATCAACTTACACGACGAGAATATGAATGTGATTGCAAAAGCCAAGCTTGTTCAGCCAATCATAAAACGAGAATCAAATTCTATACTTTTTAAGGTTGCGCTAGATTTTTGATCTGAGGTTTAACTATTAGCCCATCGTTGTATACTTTAGACAGTATGCCTAAAAAGAAGCGCAGAGAAAGAAAAAGTCATTACATTACAGGCACACACATTTCACCAAAGGCAGGCGAATGTGCATACAGGAGCGGTTGGGAGCGCAGATATATGGAGTATCTTGATGAAAATCATGATGTGAAATCATACTTGTACGAGGGCGTCATTGTCATGTATATCAATAACGTCAGATCAGGCAAGCTATGTAAGTATTTCCCAGACTTCTTGGTAGAGTATACAGACGGTAGAAAAATTCTAGTTGAGATCAAGCCTGCAAAGCGCGTAAATCAACTTAAAGTTCAGAAGAAACTCATTGCAGCAAAACAGTGGTGCGATGAGCATGAAGCAACACTTGAAGTCGTTACTGAAGTCGAACTTAAGAAATTAGGATTGTTCAAGTAATCGTATGTCAGTAATAGTAGGTTTAGACGTCAGTACATCGATAACTGGTATCTGTGTGATAGATTCCAATATATTACCAGATGACAAGGGATCGCATATTTTGTTATTAGACAAGATTGATTTCAAGAAATGTAAGAATTTCTGGGAAAAAACAGATGCAGTTCATGAATATTTGAGTTCACTTTCATCACGTCAAAAGGCTGACGTCGTTGCTCTTGAAGAACCGCTCCTTGGCTTTCAGAAGGGTATGTCGTCAGCTGCCACCATTACCACGTTAATGCGATTTAATGGAATTGTATCCTACATAAGCCGTTCATTATTTAATCTGGATCCAACATACATAGCTGCAGCATCAGCCCGAAAAATTTGTGGAGTAAAGCTTCAACAGCGAAAGAAATGTGGAAAGAGTCACAAAGAACAGGTCTTTGAACACATGTCACAACATGATCTGAAACATGTTGTTTGGCCTACGAAAAAAAGCGGAGCTCATATCGATGCCGCAGGAGACATGACTGATGCTTATGTAATAGCAAGAGCAGCATGTCTTATGAACATTTCAAATGACAAATGATACAGTTTACTGTGGGTATTCACAGCATCACTGACAAATTAACATTTTTTGAATCGATATTTGGCAAAGGTCATCTGTCTGGAAATGGGATCAATTTTGATGTTCGTTGTCCAATATGTGCACCAACAGATGCTTCGAAGAAGAAATTGTCAATTCGGTCAGATGATGAAAGATGCCACTGTTGGGTATGCGGATTTAAGTCTCGATCTCTCGCTCCACTGATACGAAAATTTGGAACACAGGCACAGTTTGCAAAATATCGTGATTCATTTGGTGGCACTGAATCAGGAAATCAACTTGTCACGGGAGAAGATGCACAGCTTAAAAAGACTTTATCTCTCCCAGAAGACTTCCAACTCCTGACGCTAGCGCCTGTATCTGATCCTGATGTGAAAGCTGCATGGCGTTATATTTTCAGTAGAGGGCTCACAGAAAAGGACGCATGGTATTTCAAGTTTGGTTTATCAAATGAAGCCAGGTGGAAGAGAAGAATTCTTATGCCATCGTTTGATTCGCTTGGAAAGCTCAATTATTTCACTGCACGGTCAATAGACAAGTATAAAAAACCAAAATACGATAATCCAGATGTTGATAAGAATCCGATCATCTTCAATGAATTCAACATAGACTGGACATCGAGACTCGTATTGTGCGAAGGTCCATTTGATCTTGTCAAATGCACAGATAATTCAACTGCACTATTGGGATCGGATTTAGATGAACGTCATGAGCTATTCAACAAAATACTACTCAATGAAACACCTGTTGCATTATCTCTTGATGGTGATATGTGGAGTACAAAGACACCAAAGATAGTCAAGAAATTACAAGAATACAACGTTGATGTTGTAGTAGTTGATGTCAGGCCATGGGGCGATCCAGGCAACATGTCAAGACCCGAATTTGAGATAGCTTTGTCTGATGCAAAACCAATGACTTGGAATGACAGATTCTTCACACGACTAAATAAGGCGTCAACTATGCTCGCGAAATTATCAACTATACAGTCTTGTTGATAATTACAGATGACATGAAGCCAAACAACACACCAGTCCTTACAGAGCGCAAACTTAGAAGAATCATTCGTGATGAACTTTCTCGACAGGTTCTTATAAGAGAAGGAATTTTAGATAATCTCAAAGCGCCATTTAAGAATCTAAATGACAAACTCAAGGCAGAGGTTGTAAAAAAATCAAAGGAAGTTGTTGATAAGGTAAGATCATTAGCTGTTGACTTAAAGAAGGGTCCGCTTGATGATATTAAAAAGTTCACTGATACACTTTCGACAGTCGAAGGCGGCGGAACACCTGAAGATATAATCAAAAGTATTCCTGAATATGCAACGCTTGCAAAGGAAATAAAGGGCCTGTCATCTTTAGAGACAAAAGACATAATCATAACAGAAGAATCAAAAACAAAGTATGAAGGTTCGTCATATCATGATTTTCGTCTTCAGCTATTGTTAATTGATGAAGAATTGAATCAAAGTCTTGGTTCGCTTTCATCTTCAGAAATTTTATCAGAATCTATAATTGCAACAGCATTCGCTGCATGGTGGACATTTGAAAAAACTGTAGTTGGCGGTCTAGGAATCATTTATTGGGTTATAAAGATAATCGCTGCAATTTTTAAGAAATTTGGTTGGAGTAACGCTGCTAATAAGTGTTATGACTATGCAAAAAAGGTTCATCATGTCGAGGAAACAATAATGGAATTGACAGCAATACCTCCGAAGCTTCAGTATGCAGTGTACGTTGCACATCAGAAAATTTCAGGCAAGAAGCCTATTGATTACAAGGGCTTCATAAATCCAAAAAACAAAGAAGCTGCAAAAATGAAAAAGACAATCTTTCATTTGTTGAAATTTGTGCTCTTTGTTCCAATGATAGTCGAAGCTATAATGCATCTCGCGCACGCCTTTGGTTCAACATTCAATTCTTTGCAGCATCTTGGAACTTCTGCAAAATATGCAGGAAAAAGTGCATCTGAAACAGCCGCTGCAGCAAAGAGCATAAGTACCGCAGCTGAAGCAGGCGCAGAAATTGGAAAGACGATCTCGGCAGGTGCAGCAGCTGCACAAAATGTCTAATTGAACACAGTGCGCCATACATTGTATTGTTAAATACTTGTATGATAATAGCTCATTCTGCTGACATACACATCAGGTCATTGAGCCGCCATGATGAGTATAAGCAAACATTTCAAAATTTCATCGATGATTGCAAGCGATGTAAAGTAGACCACATATTCGTCTGCGGGGACACATTTCATACAAAAACGTCAGGTATCTCTCCTGAATACATTGATTTGTTGTCATGGTGGCTTACAAAGATGTCAGATGTCGCAGAAGTTCACTTAACGCTTGGCAATCATGATTTAAATCTTGTGAATTTATCTCGCCAAGATGCGATATCGCCAATTGTAGATGCGCTTGGTAATCCAAGAATACACTTATATAAGAATAGCGGTGTATATCAGATTCAAAAGGGCTACAACTTATGTGTTTACTCGTTATTTGACGAACAAAATTGGCCGTCAGTCGTACCAATACCAGGTGATATCAATATTGCATGTTATCATGGGCCTGTTTGGGGCAGCAAGACAGAATCTGACTGGGCAGTTGAAGACGGTATTCGAACAGACTTCTTTGATGCTTATGAATTTACACTGCTGGGTGATATACATAAAAGGCAAGATCTTAGATTTAGAGACAACAAGCCGATAATGTCTTATCCTGGTTCTCTAATTCAGCAGAATTATGCTGAAGAATTGGACCACGGTTACTTACTATGGAATATTGAAAACAGCACAGAGTGGTCAGTCTCCTTCAGGAAACTGCCAAATCTAAAGCCTTATATCACACTTCCATGGGACGATAATGTCGACACACTACTTGAGTCTGCAAAAAAATATCCACAAGGAACGCGGTATAGAATAAAGTCACAGATAGCTGTACCACAAGATAAAGCACATCTTGTGTCTGAGTCTTTGAAAACTATCATGGCAGCGACTGAAGTAATTTATAAGTCAGAATTTCAAATTGACACACAGAAGGTTACAACCGGAAATTCAAAACTTATCAAATCAGATCTCAGATCGCCCGATATTCTTATAAAGCTTATGAAGGAGTTCCATCCAGAAGACAAGCTAACAACAGACGACACTGAGATAATCAAAAATCAGGTAAAGTCTTACATCTCTACTGTTTCTTCTGGAGAAGAAGTATCTCGAGGTTCTAAGTGGACAATTCGTCAAGTCAAATGGGACAATATGTTCATCTATGGGCCTGGGAATTCAATCAATTTTGATAAATTGAATGGCATCGTCGGAATTTTTGGTCCAAACAGAGTTGGCAAGTCATCGATTGTTGGTACTTTAATGTATTCGTTATTTAACACGACAGACAGAGGATCAATGAAAAATCTTTATGTCTGCAATATACGAAAACCATATTGCATGTCGACTGCAATCATTGCACACAATGGAACAACATATGCAATAGAACGACAGACAACAAAAGAAGTCAACAAAAAGGGAATTGTTACAGCAGCAACTGCTCTGAATCTCTTTAGAATGAAAGATGACGGAGAAATGGAAGACCTTTGCGGTGAGCAAAGGACAGATACAGAAAAGACAATACGTAATCTCATCGGAACATCTGATGATTTTCTAATGACTTCACTTTCAGCGCAAGGAGAAGCAAATCAGTTTCTTTCTCAGGGATCAACAAAGCGAAGATCAATTTTATCAAAATTTCTTGATCTCGACATCTTCGATAAGATGTATGACATTGCAAACAAGGATATCAATGGTTTCAAAGCACAATTGAAGAATTTCCCTGATAGAAATTGGGAAGAACTATCTAAGTTAAGCAGCGAATCATTGAATGAACTCGAGATCTTAATAGAAAAATACACTCAAGACATTTCAGATGCACAGACAAAGATAACTTTGCTAAGATCAGAGATGTCACAACACAATAGAAAACCTGTTTCTCAATCAGATATAGATGCACAGACATTGTCTTCTGAATCACTGCTCAAGCGATCTACTGAATGTTTGGAAAAGATCCAATCTAAAGAAAGTGAAATATCTGAACTTTCAATCAAGCTAACATCATTAAATTCAATGATTGAAAGTATTGATATCGTAGAATTGAAGAAACGACATGCAGCGCAACAATCACTTGAAAAATCTATTGTCGATCTACGACATTTTGCAGACAAAGAGTCGACTGTTTTATTACAACAGCGCAAGTCTTTGAAAATTCTTGATGAAGTTCCATGTGGTGACAATTATCCTACTTGCAAATTTATCAAAGATGCGCATGCGCTAAAAGACAAGGTTACAGATCAAGAGAAAATTGCAACATCAGCAGCAATGACACTTCATGATGCAGAAAAATCGTTCAATGTTATCAAAGATTCCGGCGTTGAAGAAAAGATAATCAAGCACGCAAAAGTTAATGAACTCATTCTGAAGATACAGCTTGAAATTTCAAATAAAGAAACAGAGCTCGTTAGATTAAAATCGACATCAGACACATTGACGTTAGCATTAACAGAAGCAAATGATAAGCTAAAGATATTATCTGATGCAATCTGCAATGATGAAAATGAAGAAGTAACACGAATCAGATCACAGCTTGATTCACTTAGTAAAAGTGTAAAGCTTTGGGATGCTGAAAAAATGTCATGTGTTGACAATCGAGGAAAGTCAAAATCAAGAATTGAAGTGTTGAATAATGAAAAATCTTCACGCGATTCTCTTCTTGAAAAGCTTCGAATTCAAGAATTGATTACAACAGCATTTTCAAAGAAAGGTATTCCTTTGTTAATTGCAAAAACTCAGTTGCCAATGATAAACGCTGAGGTATCAAAGATCCTTCAAGGAATCGTTGATTTCACAATTGAATTGGAAAATGATGAAGAGTCTGATGCGCTTGAAGTATACATCAATTATGGCGATTCTCGTAGAATAATTGAACTTTGCAGCGGAATGGAAAAGACAATTACATCAATTGCACTTCGTGTAGCTATGATAAATGTCACCACACTGCCAAAACCAGATATTTTCATACTTGATGAAGGCTTTGGTACGCTAGATGGCTCTGGTGTAGAAGCATGTAATCGATTGCTGTTGTCTCTAAAACGATACTTTAGAACAATAGTAGTTATCACGCATATTGATGGCATCAAGGACGTAGCAGATCATGTCATTGAAATATCAAAAAAAGAGAAGGACTCTTTTGTGGAGCATTTCTGATGGGCCTGGAATGGAAACCGTATCTCAATGAC